CGTGTTTCTTGGCTTCCTTTGCCTGTTCCTCCGCACCAGACATATAGCCAGCAGAGCGGGAAGCATAGGTCAAGGCGGCATCCCGTGCAGCCTCGGTCTTTTCCAGCGCCACGGCGGCGGCAGCGGCATCTGCAATATCTTCCTTGATCTCGTCAATCTCCGCCTGCAGCTGCTCCGCCGCGTCCGGGGTGAGGGTGCTTTCGCTGGTGTAGAGCCGGGAGGGCAGCACGCGGAACGTTACCTCCTCCGTGACAACGCGCACGATCTCGCTTTCGCCCTCGCCGATATAGCCCTCCACAGTCAGGAAGCACTCACCAGCTGCGGTCTTGGCCTCTGCCGGTACCGGCACCAGGTAAACGTCGCTCTGGCCCTCCTCCAGCAGATTGGTGGCGAGGATAATTGGCGTTACCGGCACGCCCAGGGCGTCGGCAAAAATAGCCCGGCGGGTCGTACCGGCCCACAGGGCAGAGCTGCGGAAGTCCATTTCCAGCAGCACGTCGTCATGGGAGCCGACAGCGCCGACAGAAACGCCGCTGCCCACGATGTACTCGTTTGCGATCTGGAGCTTAATAATTCTCTGTTCCATGAATATCTCCTTTCGTTAAGATAAAAGGCGTAGAGGGAGCCTGTGGTGCTCTCTCTACGCCGTGTCGTAGTGCTATGCTTGGGTGGTTTCGCGGTCAAGAATATTTAGTTGAGTTCGCGGGCCTTGGCACCCTGGCTCTCCTTTTCGATCAGGGTAGCGGTAGCAGCGTCCTGGGTCATGCTGCGCTCCAGTACCTCGTAATACTCCACGGGGATCTCGACCTCGACGCCGCGCTGGATCTTGATCGCACGGCCGTTCACCGCCACAAAGACGTCATGGCGATACTTGTCGTTGTCCTTGAACAGGCGGATCTTAACCGTTTTCGGCTTCTTGGCGGCCTCCTCGGCAGCAGCTGCGGCAGCCGCCTCCTTTGCCTCCGCGATCTCGGCAGCGGCTTGCTCCTTGGCTTCGGCTACGATAGCTTCGGCCTGGGCCTTGGCTGCGTCAATGATTGCCTGGGCCTCGGCGACAGGATCGACGGTAGGGGTAGCCTCGGCAGCAGCTGCGGCAGCCTCGGCTTTCTTCTTGGTGTCGTTACTCATGGCTTTATCCTCCTTTTTTGATGGAGGGCGGGTTGGGTGCCCGCCCTCTTATAGCTTTCTTACCGGCCCGCTATTAGGCGGCGGGGGTGGTGAAAGTGCTGGTGGTTTCGATACGCACCATGTACTGCTCCACCAGACGTTCGGCAACCTTGGTGGCTTTCCAGCCAACGGTAGCGCGCTGGTTCAGGGGGTCAGAGGTACCGCCGCTGCCCAGCTGCTTGACGATGTGCTGCAGACCGCCGCCGGTGATCTCGGTCACGCCGTAAGCGTCGGCGCCCAGGATCAGGGTGGAGTACACGTCACGGCCATTGGCGCCCGCGCCAGTGAACACCTTGGCCTCGGAGGTTTCCACGAAGCGGACGCCCTCGATCTTGCCGATCTCGCCGTTGTAGATGCCGGAGGGATCGGAGTAGGTCTTGACGTTCACCCACTTGGGGTCGCTCATCAGGTCGTAGGCCACGTCGGGGTGAATGATACCGGCGAAGTCGCCGTTGATGCGGCGGGCGTTCATCACCTTGAGGAAACGGACAGCCTTGCGGACGCCGTCGATGGTGAGGTAGTGGTTGCCGCTCTCCTGGCCGCCCACCAGAGCAGCGCGGGAGGAAACCTGGCCCTCGGCATACAGGACGTTGGTACCGCCGTTGAGCACTTCGCGGGTGATGGTGTCCAGGGTCTTGGACGCCTGCTCGGCGATCAGGCGGGTAGCCTCCATCAGGTTGTTGTCGATGGCGGTCAGCAGCAGCATATCGGACAGCTCCACGAAACCGCCGTACTGGGCGACGGTAGCGGTGATCTCGTCCATAGTCAGCTTCTGGCCGTCGGGGGTAACGCCCTCGGTCAGGGGGGTGAGAGCCTTGGGCAGGCTGTCATACTTGCGGAAAGCGATAGTCTTACCGCCATTCTTGGGAATGGGGTGCTTCTGCGCAAACTGGTCGTGAACCAGCAGAGGCTCGGCCAGGCGGATCAGGTAGGTGCTGTAATACACCTTCATTTCGTCGGTCAGGCCTGCGTCGGTGGTAACGTTGGTGTTGCCGTCAAACAGGTTCAGAGCCATAGGCAGAGCGAGCAGCTTAATGTATTTCTTCATGTTAATAAACTCCCTTTCTATGTGATGGCGCTGCACGAAAGGAAGTCGGAACGCTTCTGGTTTAGAAGCTGATAACCTCTCCGTGTGCAACGCGGCGGGCGATTTCCTCGAAGTCTGCCAAAGTCAGCTTGGAGGGATCGCTCTTGGTGGTGAAAGATGCACTCTGGGAGTTTGCGCCGTTCTCGGCCGGGCGCTGGCCCTTGGCCCGGATATTGTTCACCAGGTTTTTCTCGGTGGCGGCAGCGGTGGCTTTCTGTGCCTCGCCCATGAACTGGTCGAAGTATTTGCCCTTGTAGGTCTGTTCCATCGAAACACCGGCCTGGATCGAAGCGCGGAAATTGGGATCCTGCAGCTCCTTGCCCAGATCGAAGTCGGGGAACTTTGCTTTAAGGGTCTGTGCCTCGTTGTACCATGCCTGGGCCTTGGCCCTCTGCTGCATGGCCCGCACGTCGTTTTCCCTGGCAGCGTCCCAGGCAGCGGCCTTTTTCTGTACGGCGTCGAACTTTCGGAACTGTTCCACGGTCATACCGGCCTCCTCGGCGGCGGCGGCCCATGTGCCGTCGTCCTCCTCGATGGCGGTTTTCAGCTTGGAAAAGTCCGCGTCGTCGGTCACGCCGTAGCGCTGGTTCAGCATGGCAGCAATCTCCCGCAGTCTGCTGTTCTCGGCCTCTGCGGCTTTCGCCTTACTAAACCGGCGGTCGATCATGTCCTGGGTGCGCTTGGTGTAAATATCCTTGAAGCGGTCGCTGTTCACCAGCTCGTCAAATTCGCGCTGGCGGGCTTCCAGAGTATCGGACGCAGACGCTGCGCCCTGGGGATTGTTGGCTGCCCCGGCGGCGGGAGCCTGTGCTGCGGCCTGGCCTGCAGCAGCGGTCGTGCTGCCTGCCTGCTTGCCATAGCGTACCTGCGAGAGATCGCCCGATTTGTTGTTGCCCTGCTGGGTGTTCACAGAGCCTGCCTGGGTATCGCCCATTGCGCCAGCCGTTCCGCCGGGAGCGGCCGCCCCGGCACCGGCACCTGCCCCACCGGCGGCACCGCCGCCCTCGAACAGATGCAGGTTCATAGCCAGCAATTTCTGGTGTTTCATAGAGATATCCTCCTTATCGCGGTATTGAAAAGCGCCGTGTCGCCTGTCGTTGCCCACCGCACCGTGGAAAGGGAGGCGCACCTGGTACGTGCGTCACCCTCCCCAGAGTATCGGTGCAGCAGGAGGACAAATAAAGCGTAGCAGGCGCTTTTTGAAAAGTCGCCCAAAAACCGAGAAAATTTTTAAGAAATAATTTGCAGCTCCACGCAAACGTGCTCCGGGTCGGTGGCCTGCAGCCGCAGGAAGCCCACCGTAACCATGTCAAACACAGTTTCGCAGTTGCTGCCGCCAGCGAACACGATGTGCACGTGGCCGTCCTCCACCGTGCACTCCAGCACCAGAACGGCGCTATTCCGCAGCCAGCCCTCCAGGGTGTAGACCAGGGTAGAGATCGCCGCGCACATTTCCACGCTGCCGGTGGCGTGATCTTTGGCAGTCACAGTGTAGCGATTGCCGTCCTGCTCCAGGTAAACGTGCGTCACAGGCTCACCGCCCCTCCACGTTGGGCTTGCTGCGCTGCGCAAGGCGCTGGCCGTAGTCGGTCATAGGTGTTTGCGCGTCCATGACGGCGCTTGCAAGGCCTGCTCCGGGGTTGTTTGCGGGTGTTGCGGTACTTGCTGCGCCTGCATTGGCGGCGCCGGGAGCGCCCGGTACCTGGGCCATACCCATAGCCGCTTTCAGCAGGGCGTTTTCCTGCATAAGCTGGGTGCACACGTTAAGCAGCGTCTGCCCCTGGCTTACCTTTTCCCGGATCTGCTCGATACCCTCGAACTCCATCATGTCCAGGGCCATAGAGGCTTCCTGGGCGCGGTCGGGGTTGAAGAAGCCCATTTTGTAAAGCTCCTTGGCGTTCTCGTTCTGCTCCATGCGGGAGAAAGGATTGGTTTTCTGTGCCTTGATCTTCAGATCGAAGATGGGGCGGCGGTACAGATCGTTGCCCGCGCTGTCCTGGCCCACGACCTGGTCTTTGATATCCCGGTTGCTCATGTCCACGAACCGGTATTCGCCGGTACCGTTGGGTGCCATGATGCGGAAGCTGCGGGCCTCGTCGTAGAACTGGCGGATCAGCTCGATCACCATGTCGTTGATCTTCTTGTGGGTACGGTAGCTGGCGGAGATCATGTCGCGGCTGGCCTTGTTGCCCGCCTCCTGGAGCGCTGCGATCGCAGCTGCAGCGGTGACGCCGGAGCCGGTGCCGCCGGAGTTGACGTCCCGGTTGGCGGCGGTGTCTTTCATTTCCTCGATCTTCATCTGCGCAACAGACACGTAGATGCTGTCGAGGGGCTGGCAGACAATTTCCTTTACTCGCCGGTCGTCCAGCTCACCCTCTACGTGGACAAGAGGATTGTTCCAATCCATGAACTCCTCCACGTTGATGTTGGTACTGCTGCTCACGAAGAAGCGCTTTTTAGTCGCCATCATGGCGTTTTCCAGGATATTGCCGGAGAGCTTGTCGATATACAGCTGCGGATCCTTGCAGATTGCCACGTAGCCGAAGCCCACCGGCGTACCCTTTTCGGGGAAAAGCACGTCCAGGACGACCGGGTACCGGCCGTGGTCGTAGTAGCCGCGCTGGGCGTAATCGGGGTCGTTCTCGCTGGCGTACAGCAGCTCGTCACCTACGAATTTGGCGTAGTGCAGCACCGTTGCGCCGCCGGGCGTCTTGACCTTGTAGTACCAGTCCACAACGACGCTCTTGCCGGAAGTGTCCACGGTATCGTCGTAGAGGTATTCTTTGATATCCACAGCATTGCCGCGCAGGCGGCCCTTGCGGTCGGGATACTGCTGCTCCAGCAGATCCTCGTCCACCAGCTCCGTGATAAACAGGTTTCGGGATTTCTGGATATCGGTAACGCCCGGCTCCCAAAACAGTTTGAGCAGGTCGATCTCCTGGATCTCGATATCGCCCAGGCCGTTTTCCTTTTCGGAGTTCCAGAACACACCATAGGCGGCGGTACCGTGTTTCAGCTTATCCCACCAGTTATCGGAGTAGGTCTGCTCGTAGTCGTTGTACTCCAGGATCACCGGCAGAACAGAGGAGAGAGTTTTTGCGCTGGGAATATCGCTCTTTTCCCTGGGCAGCACCACCGGCTCCGGGAAGTTATCCATAGCGTCGGCGTGCTTGTTCAGGATAGAGTTAAACAGCCATGCGCTGCTCGGCTCCGGCATAGCGCCCTGCTGCTTCTCCTTGCCCTTTGCGCCCCGGATCGCCTCCCAATGGCGCAGCTGCCACCACAGCTCGTCCTCCACAATGCGGGTTTCCAGGTTGGCCTTACCCTCCTTGTACCGCTTCAAGATCTCGGCGGCCTTTGCGATATCCTCCTTGCCGATCATGGGCTTGCTGGCTGCGTTGCGCTGCAGCAGCGCGGCCGCCAGCTGCGGGGGGAGATTGCGCGGAGCCTGTACGCCGGGCAGGCCACCGGCGCGAGGAGGAGTGCTGGCCTGCTGCGTAGCGGTCGGCTCCTGCCCCTGGGGTCGTTTGCCAAAAGTGAATGCCATTGTTTTCTACCTCCATTGTCAGTATTTTTTGTACCAGTCGTAGCGATCGTACTGCACCAGCGTTTCGGTGGACAGCGGATCGTATGGCTTGGGGGGTTCCACCGGGCGGGGCCTGGGTGCGATCGGGTTGCGCATACACACGTAGCGCAGCTCGTCGTAGATATGATCCTCGCCGTCGGTGTCGATGTCCTCCACGTTGGTTTCGTCATAAACCAGGTTGGGGACGGTGCGAATGAAATGCTTGC